ATGGAACTGAACTAGTAGAGTTAGATGACATTGATGTATCAGAGGATCCAGTAAGACCTGAACTAACATTAGGTTGGCGTATTACTAAAGGTAGAAAGATATTTGGTTTAAAATATAATGAAGAGATTGAAGGCATTATTTGTATTGCGTTTACAAATGATATTCCTACAACTATAAAAGAGTTAGATATGATGTCTGAACTTGCAGACTTAAAAAACGAGAAACGAAATGCAATCGCATATACGGTATGGTCTCGTAAACGAGGTGCAGGTAAAGAGATTATTAATAAGGTATTAGAATATGCAAAAGCAAATCATATTGAAAGAGTGGTAACACTATCACCTCTTACACCTATGGCAACACACTTTCATATTCGTAATGGTGCGAAACAAATATTAATTAACAAAGAGACGCAAAATTTTGAGTATAAACTTACCGAAAAAAAAGTATAGTGTAATCTATGCAGACCCACCGTGGTCTTTTAAATCGTTTAGTCCGAAAGGTGATGACAGAAATCCTAGTCAACACTATCAGACTTTAGAACTTAAAGATATAACAGACTTACCAGTAAAAGATATTGCAGATGACAATTGTACTTTATTGATGTGGGTTGTTGACCATAGTTTAGATTTAGCATTTGATGTAATAGACGCCTGGGGTTTTCAGTATAAGACGGTAGGATTTACTTGGGCAAAAACAAATAAGAACAAACTAGGTTTCTTTACAGGTTTAGGATATTGGACTAGAGGTAATCCTGAAATGTGTTTACTTGCAACTAAAGGTAAACCTAAAAGACAATCTAAAGCAGTACCACAATTAGTCGTATCACAAAGAGAACGACATAGTAAGAAACCAGATATAATGTATACACATATTGAAAACTTATTAAACGGTCCGTACATTGAACTCTTTGCAAGACAGAAGAGAGAAGGTTGGGATAGTTGGGGGAACGAAGTATGAATGCTTTAGCTGAACAATTAGGATATAAAAAGAAAAACAAAATTCAACAATTAAAACTAGACAACTGGTTATGTTTAGGACAGATATATAAAGACCCAGGTTATGTACATCTACCAGAAGTAGCATTGAAAGTTAAGTTTGCAGTATCAAAACAAGAACGACAAAATTCTTGTGGCAAAATATACATTATTACTTGTGATGATACAATAGTTAAGATTGGTGGTAGTCAAACTAAAGGTGGTATTGAAGGTACAATCAATGCTTATCTAGGTGGTTTTAGAGAAGGTAATTCTAAAAGAACTTATGCAGTATGGAACTATATCAATCAACAAGTCAAAGCAGGTAAAACAATAGAAGTTTATTACTATAATCTACCACAAGTTAGAGTTGAAATTCAGAAGATGAATGGCGACTATCAACAGCATTACATTAGTGTAGATTATCATACGATTGAAAAGAGTTATGTAGACGAATATAAATTACTGAATGGTAACTATCCTTACCTAAATGTACAAGAGAGTAATACTAAATGGGAAGACCTTGGATTAAGTGAAGGTTGGCCAGGTATGGGTGCTTGACGAAGTATGATAATTGAAACAAAAAATTTAGATAAAAACGAGGAATACTTTACTAGTAGTCCTATATATTTCTTAACAAATAACTTACCACTAACAAAATTCTTTCATATCTTATCTAGTACACAGGTAGCATATGGTACTAATATAGAAAAAGAATTAAGAGATTTTATATTAGATAATCGTAGTGATGTTCAATGTTGTAATTATTATGAGTTTAAAGGTAAAGATGAAGGCATTTGGATAAACAAAGATAAGAAAATGATTGCTGGTAAACTACCAGATATTATTATCTACAATGCAAATGATAAAATTATCACTAATGCTGAAATTAAAATAAGAGCAGATAGAACTAGTGGTAAAGGTATACCAAATGATATTGATGGTAACAGAAAAATATGTGAAGAACTACAATCAAAATTTAGTGATTTTAAAATAGATAATATAGTGGTTACCTTATTTGAACCACAAGGTGCCGGTAATATAAAAGTGTGGGAAAGACTTGGTGCAAATGTTGTATTAGGTAAAGACTTTCTAAAAGATTATTTTAATTTAGAATTTTCAGACTTTAGAGAAAGACTAAATCGTAATACTGAAATTAATAATAAAACAATATTAAAACTAATTACAGATGTTAAAAAATCAACACAAAATCAGTTAAAAGATAAAACCTTTATTAGTAAAGGTCCATTAGAAAGATTTGAATAGGTGCTTGACAATGCAGTTTTTTTATAGTATACTCTTTGTATTAATCGTTTATTTACCAATAATTTTAATTTTAATAATGTGGAACAATGAATATACTAGACCTTAAACAATACGCTGATGAAAATGGTTTGCCTATTATGGACACTATCCAGTTTGATAGATGGACAGAAGAACTAGGTAAAGAACGATTTAGAGAATTACTTTCAGAATACATTGCTACTGAAAGACCAAAGTTTCCTTTGAAACAAATATCATATGAAGATATGAGACAAAGTATTATTGGTCTATCAAAGTTTGACACTTCAAAGATATGTAAACCAGTAGAACAAGTTGAGAAAAAAGTATTTGAAAAATATGATGACTATGAATATGACTTTAAAAGATATGGTTTAGGTTTGATTGACGCTCCATCAACTTACAATGTATCATCTAATTATTTTCATCAACATTTAAGATTGAATTGTAGTAGTTATGGTTTTAGAGCACCTATTGATGTATGGGAGAATGGCACACCTAAAGATATATGGCGTTGTCTAGGTCCTATCTGGCGTGGTATTAATAGTGAACGACATTTAAAAGAAGGTACATATATGAGTGCCTTTAGATTAGGTACATATATTGCAACACAATTTAAACCTGTTGTTGCAAAAACTTTATATGATATGACAAAGGCAAGAACGGTACTAGATACTTCTTGTGGTTGGGGCGATAGACTTGCAGGTTTCTTTAGTAGTAATGCAGAAGAGTATTATGGTTGCGACCCAAACCCTAACACATATAAACAATATATGAAACAGATTGAAGAGTATAGCAAATTCTTTCCTAATAAAAAAGTTAAGATATATAATTGTGGTGCAGAAGATTTACCTTATGATGAATTACCAGATATAGATTGTGCCTTTACAAGTCCACCATACTTTAGTACTGAACAATATAATAAAGGTGGTGAGAAAGAAGAAAATCAATCGTGGTTTAAATTCAACGAGTACGAGAAGTGGCGTGATGATTTCTATTTACCTGTTGCAGAAAAGACTATGAAGAAATCAAAGTTTATGTTAGTTAACATTATGGATCCAAAGATTAAGAATGTAAGATATAGGTCTAGTGATGAGTTAATAAATAGACATAGAGAAAAGTTTTTAGGTCAAATCGGTATGGTTATTATGCAACGACCTCAAGGTAATGCAAAGTTTAAAACTAAAGAAGAACTGAACGAATTTATGGCAATGAAATATATTGAGAATGTTTGGTGTTTCGGTCCTAAAGATTATGATTTCTTTAGTGGTAGTAGAAAAGGTACATTAGAAAACTTTTTATGATAACTATGATAAAAGAAGAAGATTACAAAGATTTAAAACCATATTGGGATTATCAAAGAAAAGTTGCATACAATAAAGAACAAGTGTTCCAAATGGTAGGTAACTTTGAAGGAAGAGTATTTAATTCAGAAGGTGCAGTATCACTAGACGAGTTTAGAACAAACTTGTGGAATAAGATACCATCAGAAGAATATGAAGACCCACCGAAAGATTGGGTTCCAGAAGATGAGAACTTGCGATTAGAAAATGAAGTATACAAGCCTGGTCGTAAAGTTATTCTCAAAGCAAAAAGAGTACAGGCTGTTGACAAATAAGCTATATTAGTATACAATGTAGACAATTGAATGGAGTAATCTATGAGTGATTTTTTAAAAGACATAATAAAAGAAACTGGCAATGAATATGCCACACTTGCAAGTGAAGGTGTGGATGCTGGTGATGTATCAAATTTTGTTGATACAGGTTGTTATTCATTAAACGCCTTACTATCAGGCAGTATCTATGGTGGTATGCCAGGTAATAAGATTACAGCAATCGCTGGCGAAGCTGCAACAGGAAAAACTTTCTTTGCATTAGGTATCTGTAAACATTTTTTAGAAGCAGACAAAGACGCAGGTGTTATTTACTTTGAAAGTGAAAGTGCCGTATCTAAAAATATGATTGAAGATAGAGGCATTGATAGTAAAAGATTTGTCGTTGTACCAGTTGCAACCGTACAAGAATTTAGAGCACAAGCAATCAAAGTAGTAGACAAGTACCTAGAACAACCAGAGAGTACTAGAAAACCTATTATGTTTGTATTAGATAGTTTAGGTATGTTATCTACTACAAAAGAAATGGAAGATACTGCTGACGGTAAAGAAACAAGAGATATGACAAGGTCACAAATTGTCAAATCTACATTTAGAGTTTTAACATTAAAACTTGGTAAAGCAAATGTTCCTATGATTATGACCAATCACACATATGATGTTATTGGTTCTATGTTTCCTCAAAAAGAAATGGGTGGTGGTTCAGGATTGAAATACGCCGCTAGTAATATTGTTTATCTATCAAAGAGAAAAGTAAAAGACGGCACAGAAGTTGTCGGTAATATTATTCATTGTAAAAACTACAAGTCAAGGTTAACAAAAGAAAATTCTATAATTGATGTATTGTTAACTTATACAAAAGGTTTAGACAAGTACTATGGACTATTAGATATTGCTGTTGAAGCTGAGATTTTCAAAAAAGTATCTACTAGAATTGAAACACCTGATGGTAAGAAAGTGTTTGGTAAAACAATCATTGACAATCCAGAAGAGTACTTTACAAAAGAAGTATTAGAGAAGATAGATGAAGCAACAAAAAGAAAATTCCTCTACGGATAAAAGATACACCTTTGCACAAAGACCAGGAGACGATTTTAGTTGTATAAAAATTGTTGAAGGTAAGTACAAAGATGTTATATACAAGTACGGCAAGGTACAATTTGCACAAGAAGAAAACGCAGATGGTAAATTGCCTTTGCAGTTTGAATGGACTCTATTAAAGAAACCAGAAGAACTAGACTTGGATATTGACAAAGAAGCATTTTTAGTGTATATTGGTGATATATTAATTGAACTTTTAGATGAGAGAATAAATGATGGAACAATCCTTGATGACAAATAGACTTGAAGACACAATACTGACAAACTTAATATTCAATGAAGAATATACTAGAAAGGTATTGCCGTTTTTAAAAGATGAGTACTTTGGAACAAGAAGTGATAAAATTTTATTTCTTTCAATCTATGATTTCATAACTAAATATAATAATCTTCCTACAAAAGAGACCTTGATTATAGAATTAAACAATCGTAAAGATATTAACGAGGAAGAGTTTAAAGCTATTAAAACAACAATAAACGGATTAACTCCACAAGAGAGTGATATACAATGGTTGTTTGACACTACGGAGAAATTCTGTAAAGACAAGGCGGTAAACAATGCAGTACTTAACGGCATTAAAATCTTGGATGGAAAAGACAAGGAAAGAAATGCAGAAGCCATTCCTTCAATTTTATCTGAAGCTCTTGCTGTGTCTTTTGATAATCACATTGGGCACGATTACATTGGGGATGCAGATGATAGATATGATTATTACCACAGGAAAGAATTAAGACTTCCTTTTGATTTACAATATTTCAATAGAATAACTAAAGGCGGTGTGCCACAGAAGACATTGAATGTATGTCTTGCCGGTACCGGTGTAGGTAAATCTTTGTTTATGTGTCACCTCGCTGCTACTTCATTACTTGAAGGTAAGAATGTTTTATACATTACAATGGAGATGGCAGAAGAAAGAATCGCAGAAAGAATTGATAGTAATTTATTAGATGTAACCACAGATGACTTACACGCTTTACCTAAAGATATGTTTGATGACAGAATTAAAAAGTTAAAAGCAAAAAGTCCTGGTACATTAATCGTCAAAGAATATCCAACAGCGTCTGCTCATAGTGGACACTTTAAAGGATTATTAAATGAACTTGCATTAAAGAAAAGTTTTAAACCTGATGTTGTATTCATAGATTATCTTAACATATGTGCTTCAAGTAGATTTAAAGGTGGTAACATATCATCTTATTTCTATATCAAAGCAATTGCAGAAGAGTTAAGAGGTCTTGCAGTAGAATTTAAATTACCTATATTTACTGCTACACAAACAACAAGAAGTGGTTTTGTATCTACTGATATTGGATTAGAAGATACTTCTGAAAGTTTTGGTCTACCTGCTACTGCTGACTTTATGTTTGCTTTGATGACTAACGAAGAGTTAGATAGTCTTAATCAAATGAAAGTAAAACAATTGAAGAACAGGTATAGCGATCCCTCAATCAATCGTAGTTTTATTATTGGCGTTGATAGAAGTAAGATGAGATTGTATGATGTAGAGCAAAAAGCACAAAACATTGTAGACGCTAATCAGGAGAAAGAATTTGCTGAAGACCCTTACGACAAATTTTCAGATTTTAAAGTATAAACTTATGCCTAGAAAAAACACAAAACCAATGAAGCAAAAACAAAGTAGACTGCTAGAGCCTGGCGAGAAACTACACTATACGAAGACAATGGTTAAGAAGAGAGGTAAGATTTACTGGAGAGTAATAGAAAAACCTACTAATGTTATTGTCAAAGACTTCTTTTTTGAAAAGGATGCTAGGTCACTAGTTAGATTTCAGAATAAAGAAAGAGTATGGGAAGTTAACGGAGGCATACCTCATTTTCTTTGTGAAATGCAACCAAAATAAATTCATTTTTTTTTACTTTTTGCTCGTTTTTTGCTTGACACTACGCTATGCGTGTGTTATAGTATATACATAATCAATGATGAAAGAAGGATATACTATGAATTTTCCAAACACTAACTCAAACGACCCAATCAATTTCTTGTCTGCTAACAATGGTGAACTTGAAATAACTACTGAACAAGGTCTTATCTACAACACAGCGAAAGTAGAGACTATCGCTAAAATCATTACTAATCATACAATGCCTATTGACGGTGTTATGTCTTCTTCAACTATGGACTTTGCAGATGAAGAAGGTTTTGACACTTATGACGGTGCAAGTAAACTATGGGAAAAGGCAGTTGATATGGTTATCGCACAACAAACAATAGCCGCTTAATCAGTTTCGCCACCGTGGTGAAATTGGTAAACACAACGGACTTAAAATCCGTCGGAGTAATCCTTACCGGTTCAAGTCCGGTCGGTGGCACCAATCTGGAGTATGGCCTCGTAGCTCAACTGGATAGAGCACCAGTCTTCTAAACTGGATGTTGCAGGTTCAAGTCCTGCCGAGGTCGCCAGCTTGACAAATCAATAAATATGTAGTAGTATAAGAGAGAATACAAATGGAGAATTAACAATGGCAGTTTTTAAGAAGAACGATTTTATAAGAGACAATAAACCATATGAAGCCAAGAATGGTAAGTATGCTGGTAAGTCTCGTTTTGAAATTGTACAATTAATGATTAACGCAAAAGAAAGATTTGTTGAAGGTGCTACATCTAGTGGTCGTAAACTAGAAGGTATCGCAATTGTATCAAAACCTAATTCTTGGCCTTGTGTTATTCAAGTCAAATCTTCTACAGGAAGTAAGATAGAAGAAATATCTCTTACACAAATTTATAAGTCACCACTATTTGGTGGTGGAGGTGGTTCAGGTGGTGGTGCAGCTGTGACCGCAATTACTGAAAGTGGACAATGTTATTATTGTTCATTAGCATTTAATGTTAAAAAAGGTCCAATAAAGTTATCAGACATTACAGACGCCAATATGGAAAAGGCTTCTCGTTATGTACAGGCTACCGTTGCTTATACAGCATTTAAAGATAGAGTACCATCAGAT